GCCATCTACGCGGAGCCGGTTAAACAGTGCATTCTCAGTTACCCCTAACCACTCTGCCGCCTCGGCATAACCACCAGGCAGATCGGTAATGGTCTTTTTAATTGCGACCACCAGCCAGGCAGGCTGTCGTTCAACTTTCCAGTTAGGTTCATTACCCACGGCTTACCCCTTTTTTCTGTGGTGGTGTTTATGCTGTTGGATCATTAGCCTTGCAATAAGCTTTTGAGTCATAAATAAGCGCGCCATTGGTTTGCTTCTCAGCAAGTAGTGCGTACTGCCATGGAACAACGTTTTTCCAAAGACTCACTGTCGACTTCGATACCCCAAGTGCTTTCGCAGCCGCAGTAGCAGTCCCGAAGTAGTTGATTAGATCTTGCTTTAACATCGCCCTCTCCAAGGTAAAAATAACGGATATTAGTTTAATGTTTCAAACTAAAAATAGTCAAGACTTTAAACTCCATTGTGTTTAATTCTTTAAACATGATTACAGAGACGATGAGCGACCGCATTACGCGGCGTATGAAGACGCTAAAGCTCAAAAGTACCCACCTAATGGCGGCTACTGGGGCATCGAAAGGCACTGTTAGCCAATGGGTTAACGGTGGTACGGAACCGTCTGCCAAATACTTAAGCAAACTTGCGGATATTCTTGGGGTAAGTGAACGCTGGTTAACTGAAGGCGGACTGGTTGAGGAAACAATTAACAATGCACATCCTGGCCCTGATATTCGCCGCCGTGTTCCTTTAATTTCCTCTGTTCAGGCGGGGAATTGGAAAGAAATGATTCAAGGTAATTGGGACGAAGTTACACAGTGGATAGAAACTACGGCTAAAGTATCCCCTTATTCCTTTTCCCTTCGCGTGTCTGGTGATTCCATGTCAGCACCCTCTGGTAGTGGAATTTCTTTACCAGATGGTTCGATAGTCATAGTTGATCCGGAAGTTGAGCCAGTAAACGGTCGAATTGTTGTTGCGCGCATCAATGGTACAAATGAAGCGACAGTTAAAAAGCTCGCCATTGATGGTCCCAATATGTACTTGATGCCTTTAAACCCTGCATTTCAACCCATCCCACTGGATTCATCTTGTGAGATCGTTGGTGTGTGCGTTCGTGTAGAAATGGATCTCATTTAAACCATCTCTAAACTTTCAATCCAGCAAAAGCCAGCACTAAGCTGGTTTTTTTTCGCCCATACATTTCTAGTTTAATCTTTCAAACTTAAATCTTGACATGATTGTTTGAATCATTAAACTAAATATCAGCAACAGCGAATAGGCAGGACGCCCACGAAGTAGCCGCCGGTGGCGTATGAATGACCGGATGATTCGCACGAGACATGGCGAAAGCCGAAAGACTTGAAGGCGTTTTTCTCAGGTTGCGCGCTAAAGCATAGCGGGGAGAACCTGGGGCGGTGAGCAAACCCCGCGGGGCAGGACGTGGAAATTGTCTGCACATACCAATAAGCCGTCTGGCAGCGTAACTGCCCTTTACATCTGCCCCGGCGAGGTGGCGCCGCCAAACCCGGGTAGATGAATCGTAAAGGTATCTTCGGGAGGGGTTACGGGCTGGAGTGACTACCAGCATCGACAGCTCTATCCGACGAAACGGAACCGTCTAACCCGCGATTGTGGGTGAAAAGTACCGTAGGGTCGCCAGCTAGTCACTGGTCCCCGCCCGAAGATACTTTAAACAATAAAAAGCGCCCATAGGACGCTTAGCTCTTTAACAATCTGGATATCCTTTTACTACAGGTTATTTGTCATGGTTATTTTCATCAACAGATTTGCTTTGTATTTGAGAATAGTTCTTAATGCTGAAGAAACAAAAGAGTCGTAAGAAAACTAAAAAACCCGCCATTGAAATATATAAGGAGCGGGAGGCACTCCCCTTCAGAAACGCCTCGAATATAAGTGAGCAAAAGACACCAATCATTATGTAAAGTAAGAATAAAAAAATGTTCGCTGTTCTAGGACAATCCCAATTACGACCAAATGTGCATATAACCCTATCTTCAAATTTATATGATATAGCCCACAGAAAAGCACACAAAGCGACCCAAGCACTGATGATAACTATTGGCATTTCAAACATTCGAGTAAAGCTAATGGCTCCACTAAATAGACCGGTAATATAAACACCGATCATAGAGCAAACAATACCGCTCAAAACACCACGAATTCCATTGTAATAGTTTTTGTTGGTATCGAATGGAATTTTTAATTTTTTACTAGCCACAAAAATACCTTAAAAATAAGTACATTAGGATATCCAGATTACTCTAATCATTGCTGTAGTGAAATAGCTACTCACTACCTATCTTGGTAGTTATTTAACACGACAGCATAATAACGATGGAGCAACCCATTGCACTAAGTGCCTCTGGATGGGGCATTTACTGAAACGAAACCATAACTTTTCTTCGCCTTATGGCGAGGGATTCGTACAACCAAAATTCAGCGCGGTGCAGCGCGCATATAACACGGAGAAACTGACCATGAAGACCTCAAAAAACGTCACTGAGTTACAACCACGCATGACCAGAGAGCAACTGATAGATGCAGCCCGTACCGCTGCTAAATATCTTCCAGTAGCCTCTGCTCAACTAATGAATGAACTGGCTACACGTCTTGCTACAACCTGCGATGCACTATGTGAATCAATGGAACAACGTAATGCACTGGCTAATGAAAACACCGTACTTCGTGAAGACGTAACGAGTTGGGCTAAAGAATGCGACCGCATTGTTGAACGTCACACCAAAACACGCTGCAACATGCATTTGCTGGAAGCACAAAGAGAGTTGCGCGACCTGACACCAGTTACCGATGCGGTGATAAATATTGCGGAAGAACATAAGTCTATATCCTCACAGCATCGAGGCGTGCAGGCATGAAAGCTATAAAAACGCACACTGGGATCGTCATAACCCGCGATGGGAAAAAGCGGCTGAAACTGCATTCCACTGAAAATTCCTGGGTTGTCGGGCGTTGTGAATCCTACGACAAAAAGACTGGTTACCGCTGGGGCGCGCCTAACATGCGCCGCCGGTTGCTCCTGGACAGTATCAAGCCAATCAGCGCGGAGACCGTACAATGAGCAAGTCGAGCATGGAATATTACTTTGATTTTCCTGCGTCCCGAGGATTGCAGGGGAATACATTGGTATTGCTGATGAGCGTTCCCGGAAGAGTTTTAACTCGTGTTCTTTCTTCTGATAATTACGGGCACACGCTTGAGCGCTCACAGCGAGAAATTAATAAGTCCCGCGTTAAGAAGTTTTACGATTATCTGGTGACGGCTACAGACAATAAAGAGCCTTTCATTATCCCGCCGTTGGTTGGTAACTGCGCTTCTCATGTTGAGTTTGAAGAATTCGGTAATACAAACGTTGGGGTTGTCCGGTTCCCTATGGACGCCGAGATTAAACTTTTTGATGGTCAGCATCGCGCCGCTGGTATATCTCAGTTCTGCAAAGAATACGATATAAACCTGCATGTTCCTTTAATGATGACTCTACAACTTCCGCTTAAGACACGTCAGCAATTTTTCTCTGATATCAATAACAACGTTTCCAAACCATCAGCCGCTATCAACATGGCCTATAACGGCAGGGATCAGATTGCCCAGACGATGGTGTCCTTCCTCTCCACTCACACAGTGTTCTCAGAGATCACCGACTTTGAACACAGCGTGGTTCCGGCAAAAAGCGACTTCTGGGTAAGTTTTAAGGCTGTTGGCGATGCAACCGCAAAATTCGCGGGTAACGGGGACGAAGCGCTTTCTACAGGTGATGTGTATGACCTTTGGGAAGCCTGGCTGAAACTGACTGCGATTGAAGGTATCCGACACGGTGTATCACCCGCTGAATACAAACGAGATTACATTCAGTTTCACGCGGTGATGATCAATGCATTCGGTTTCGCGATCCAGGAACTGCTGAGGCGTCGTCCTGCACACATCATCGTGCAGATGATTGAAGAGCTGGTGACAAAAGCCACTATGGCCGAGCTTGAAGACTTCTTCCTTATATCTTCCTGGGGAGGCGTTTGCGCTGATGCCAGCAAAGAGAGAGCAACTGTTATTGCCAGCGTGCATGCGCAAAAAGCAGCTGCGCAGAGACTGGTTGCGGCTATAACAACGGGAACATTTACCGAGGCGTGCGAAGCATGAATACGAAAACTAAAGAATTTCCGAAAGAGGAATTGATAGCGCTCGCGCTTGCTGAAATAGCGGCGCGCCGTTTCATGATTGAATCAGGAACATACGGCGCTGATGTTGTGGAGTTTTATCGGCGGAAACTGGTCCTGAGTAAAATCTCGCTGGCATCACTGGAGGCTGGACCGGTAGTCACATTTTATCGGGATGGAATAGAGGCCGCTGCTACGTGGGTAGACCAGCAACGCGAATCCTACGACAACGAACACGGACGGCACGATCCCGACACCGGTGATTTCGAATTCGACAATGATGCTCAGCGCGATTATTCAGCCACGCTGGAAGAGATCGCCGAGGGGATTCGGACGTTGCACCCAAATGCCGGAAACTCACTGGCTATGTCGGATTCCGCACCAATTTACCAGGTGCAATATGGTGATGACTGGCGTGATGTTGAGCGTACTCAATACCACGACCACGCCGTACACGGTTCGCCAGTTCGCGTTGTCTATACCGTCCCACCTGTGCCGGGTCAATTAATACCGACCACCAGCACTGATATTTGATGTTACAGCCCGGGTGCAGCCGGGCTTCGTGGAGAAAAATAAATGTCACGAATGATCCCCTTACTCGACTGGGCCAATGAGGAGTTCGGAGCGCAAGCACCAAGTGAGCGTATCCTTAAGAAATACGCTAAAAGCAAAATGATGATACCTCCAGCTGTTAAAGTAGGTCGTTACTGGATGGTAGACCGTAATGCTCGATTTGTTGGTACGCTTGCCGAACCGAAAATTCCAGCAAACGCCAGTCCAAGATTACAACGGATTATTACAGATGGCTGCTAGACCACGTTCTCACAAAATTTCAATTCCGAATCTTTACTGCAAGCTGGATAAGCGGACGGGCAAGATTTATTGGCAATACAAACATCCTGTTTCCGGCCGCTTTCACAGCTTAGGTACTGATGAAGCGGAAGCTAAACAGGTTGCATCCGAAGCGAACACTATCATTGCCGAACAACGGACTCGGCAGGTTCTCAGTGTTAACGACCGTCTTGCCAGAATGAAAGGCAGGAGAACTGACATTACTGTCACTGAGTGGATTGATAAGTATATTGAAATTCAGGACGAACGGTTAAAACACAGTGAAATCAGACCTAATTCTTATCGACAGAAAGCAAAACCAGTCAGGTTATTTCGCGAACATTGCGGAATGCAATATTTGAAAGATATTTCTGCATTGGATATCTCTGAGATAACGGATGCAGTTAAGGCTGAAGGCCATAATCGTATGGCGCAGATTGTTCGCATGGTTTTGATTGATGTATTCAAAGAAGCGCAACATAACGGTCATGTCCCACCAGGCTATAACCCTGCCCTGGCGACCAAGCAACCGAGAAACAGGGTCACTCGTCAGCGTCTTTCTTTGGAAGAGTGGAAAACTATTTATGAAGCTGCCGAAAGGCAAGAACCATACCTCCAGTGTGGAATGTTGCTCGCGATAATAACAGGTCAGCGTTTGGGCGATATCTGTAACATGAAGTTTAAAGACATATGGGACGATATGCTCCATGTCGAACAGGAAAAAACAGGATCGCGCTTAGCCATACCATTGAACTTGAAATGTGAAGCCCTGGGTTTAACCCTTCGGGACGTTGTATCTAAATGCCGGGATGCAGTCATCAGTAAATATCTTGTGCACTTCAGACATACCACCTCACAAGCGAACCGCGGTGATCAGGTTTCAACCAGTTCTTTAACTTCTACATTCAAAAAAGCACGCGACAGAAGTGGACTGAATTGGGATAAGGGAACCCCACCCACTTTTCACGAACAGCGATCATTATCAGAACGCTTGTACAGAGAACAAGGTGTCGACACGCAAAAATTACTCGGCCATAAATCAAGAAAAATGACAGACAAATATAATGATGACAGAGGAAAAGAATGGGTGATCGTCAACACAAAAACTGGGTGA